AAAGACCCTCATCCCTCATCATTGCTATTAGATTTGAATTGCGGTGTTGTCCTGCGTTGGGGGCAGGTGGCGACCGTTGGACAGTTGAATGGATACGGATACAAGTCCACCATCCGCAGCGCCGCCGGTGACCACGGCACGGAGGTATTGTTCGCGCTCCGAGAGGTTCACGTCGAACAGATACGGCTTGTTCTGCCCGGCAGCAACAATGGCGGAGGTGGTTGCACCGGTGATGTCGGCGAAGGCGTCTGCAACTCCGTTGTCGCTTGACTCTTGCAGTTTGATGGTCAGGCTCTTGCCCGCGGCGGCAACAATCGCGCCGACTTCAATATCTACGAGGGCGCTTTCGTAGCCAGCGCAATCCACGCCAGTACCGTTGACAGTAGCCGCGCCAGCGACAGCCTGCGGCGCAATGCTTTGTTTGACCAGGGAATTTTGAGAAGGGGTGTGGTACATGTTTTTCTCCAATAGATAGGATGAATTGTGATAACGATGTGAAGGATAAAAGGTAAAGGATTTTTTAGCCTTTATCTTTTATCCTTCATCCTTGAATTTACGCGGCGACTTTCTGCACGGCGAACGACCATTCCTCGCCCAACTGCCCACCCAAACGGCGGCGGAAGATGAACTTGGTCAAGTCGTCTTCAGCGTGCGTGGTCTCATCGCGCAACATGCTCATGCCGACACGGTCGGCGACCTTGAAACCGCGGCGATTGCCGAACAGGATCGGGAATTTGTTGGCGCCAACATCGGGCATGGTTTCGGTGGTCAAGACGGGGAAGCCAAGCAAACGATCAGGTTCGCCTTCGGTCATCGAAGGCTGCCAGAGCGGGCGGTTTTGCGCATCGAGCATCGCGGCGATCAAGCCTGCGGTGGTGTCGTTCATGATCCAGACTGCGCCGGCTCGGTATTGGCGGGCGATGCCATAGCGCATCGCAACCAAACCAGCAGGAGTCAACGCGGCAGCGGCACCACTCTTCACTTCAGTCAGTCCGTGCTTGTTCAATGATTTGGGAAGAATACCTTCAGGCTTCGCAATGCCATCACCGATGGTGAACTGTTCATCTTCATCGAGCGCATATTCCTGCGAGACCCATTCACCCAGTTTGTTGGAAAGCGGATAGGCGCTGTCTTCCAATACGGCTTTCGGCACACGCACGGTACACATGGCAATGTGCATGGGGGTCTTTTCCACGCCAAAGGTCGGGTTGGTCTTGGCTTGGTCAGTGGTGGGAGAATCGCCGACCCAGGTGACGCGCATAGGGGTGACGTGGCGTTTGTCGCCACCGGTCACTTTGACACGCACCATCACGTCACTGGACGAGGTAACCACATCCGCGCCAGAACGAATGGCAGTCAGTCCGGGCAGACGTTCGAGCATATCGAGCCGCAAATCTTCGGGGACGAGATAGCCGCCGAGGGTGTCCACGGCTTCGCTTAAGTCGGCTTTCAGTTCGCTGACCGATGCGCCGTTGAAGACAGCGCGCTTGATTTGCGCGGGGGTCAGGATGATGGACTTCAAGGCGCGTTTCTGCTCCTTGTCCAATGCGCCTTCGCCTGAGCGGGCAAAGCGGTTGAAGGCTTGCATCTGGATAAAGCGCATGGCTTCATAGTCCACGCCATACAGATCGTTGCTGATGGCTTTGAGCGAGCCGTCGTTACTACCGAAACGTAAGGCGGCGGCATTCTTGATGGACTTCATGGCGGGATTTTCCTCGACTTCCGGCTCCGCTTCCTGCTTCAGGACGAATTGGTACGGCGGGCGGACGGCTTTGGTGGGCGCGACAACTTTCTTGTCAATGCCGAGGTCTTTCAGGGCAGAGAGGATCGCGCTCTTGATGGCAGCATCGGGCATGGCTGGGGCGGCTTCGGCGGGTTCTGACTCAGTTGTGGGTTCTTCCACTTCCGCGCCATAGGCTAATTCGATGACGGCGGCAATTGCGGCGTACTGTTCATCGGTCAAGCCAGGGACAAGCTGTTTGATTTTTTCCAAAATATTCATGTTGCTAACTCCTTTGAGATTGATAATTTTTGACGGACGGTTTTTTATTTTCACGGCGTCTGCATCCGCCACTTGGGACGCACTCTTGCCGATGATTAACGATTTGAACGGGACGATCTGAATATCCTTAAGCGCAGAGACCATTGTGCGCGGCTCTGCGGGGGTCGGCGTGAACGAACCTTCGACGATGTTCCAGCGTGTGATCTCTCCGCTGTTCTTGGCTTCGATCATATGTTTGGCGGTCCCGCTGGATAAACCCAGCTTGCCGGCTTTTACCATCGCATACACGGCTTGCTCATACTCGTCGCGCAGGTTGAGTTGTGTTTCCACCCACAGTCCAACCTTGTCGGCTTTCTTCAACTGCCAGCCGTCGCCCAGTTCGCGCCCGCCCAGTTCGGGATCTAGCCCGTGGTGATATAGTGCGGGACGGTTTTCCTTTCCCTGCCAGCCATATTCGGTTTCGGGCGTGAAGAATGTGCCAGTCACGTCCTTTAATTCTTGCGCGCCATACAGCACAAGGTAGCCGCCAACTTTGCCCGTAGTGTCCAGGGCTTTGAGCGGTGAGGGTGAGGTAATGGTGTCAAAATCCATGTTTATTCCTTTTGGAAGTCTTCCAAATATGCGCGCACAAAACAATCTTTTGCTTCAAGCAGTTTGCGAAGCCCGGTTTTCTTTTCGGCGGATTCGAGAAGATCTTCCGTCATCTTTTCAGCAAGTTCACAAATCGGTTTGCTCACTGCCTGTAAATGCACTGGCAGATGGTCATACCTAAAATGCTTCAAAATTCGTTTGGATGGAGATATATTCTGAGCGCTCATAATTCGTCCTTAATCAAAAACAGCGCCTGAAAATTGGGTGACAAAACAAAACCTTGGCAGGTTGTCTTATCACTCCGCTTTCCAGGCGCCGCGTACACGCGATTCGCTTGCTCTATGCCATCAGCCGCTTTTGTTCGTCATCTCAGTCGGCGTTTTGCCGGCTCTCTTGTGACGTGTCCTCGTCTGATCGCTCTTCTTCGTGAAGTGAAACTGTATTCAGTTGGGTAGATATTAGCACGGAGGCAATGTCTCATTCAAGGTATCAAAACGTACCCATGCCATAAAAGAAAAAACAGCCTGGTGGGGCTGTTTTTTGAATTGCTCATTTATTTGGGGAATTCGTTTTTTAGGAACTCGTTTGTCGCTTCCTCGAAGAATTGATTGATGTCATCCTTTGACATTTCCAACGCCCGATCCACGGTGATCCAGCCGCGCGCCTTGTGGACTCTCCACTGTTTATCTCCCTGCACGTAAGGCGCATAGGACGTGTTGTTGCCGACAAGTCCAATGATTGCGTCATCCTGCGCGATGATCTGCGCGTCCCATGACCTGCCAAGCATTTCAGAGGACCCGCCGCCGGCAAGTTTATATCCCTGCACCTGGGTAAATGTGCGAATGGACTTACCTGCCTTTATTGCGCCGACGGATTTCCCTATTTTGGCTCCCAGGGTTTTCTTGCGCATGACGGGATACCACCAGCCGCGACCGCGCTCATAATAGCCCATCGGCTTATGCGTCTTCATGCTGATCCGCCCTGGCTGGTTGGCTTCCGTAGCCGGCGGGTACTCCGCCACGCGCTCTTGCACGGCGCGGACTGAGAGCGTCATTGCTTTCTTTAGATACGGCATGACCTTCTCAGGCGTTTCTTTCAACGCTTTGAGGAGTTCGTCGAAGCCTTTGATTTCGAGGACATCAGACATGAGAGTTTCCTTTTTTGTAATGTTGCGCGGTTTGAATAATTGTATAATATAGGCATGAGCGCAACTATTCAATTCAACGGAAAAACCGTAACGATTACCGATGGAGTTTGGAATTCGGATGATCTTGCCTTGCAAATAAAACTGCAAAGATTCCGTGATAGTTTTGAAGGCGATAAATACACACTTCATCCAGATCATTACGATTCCCTCGACGCTCAGGGAGCGGTTGAACTACTTGGCGGGAATGCTGTAATATTACATGCCGACAATGACTTACCTGAAGACGATAATGATCTTGACGAAAATGGGCTTGATAAAAATGGAATGCCACGCATTCACTAAACCTGCCTGCGTAAGATGTCAATCATAAAATCAAAATAGTCTGGATCGCTTTGAGAAAAGCCAACGGGGTCTTTCCACATATATTCAATTCCCATTGAGATAATCTCAGTTGCAACTCTGTCTCCATTGCCGTCAAGATACTCTTTTCCCATATACGGATTAATGAAATTGTCTTTTCGCGCCATTTCCTTTTTTCTATCATAAGATTTTATCCCAGTAAGTTTTGATAATCTTACTGAGTTTTCACCTGCGGTACGGCGATTATAAAATTCAATTGCTTTTTCCAAGACATAGGGATCGGAACTCTCAAGATGATGTCCTAATTCGTGTACGACTATGTTCACGCCTGTTGAATTCCGCATGTAAACAACATTTCCGTAATACCCGGCGCGTTTTTCTCCACCTTGAATCGTGACCTTTGATGCTGACAAATCTTTACTTACTAGATTGGAAAATTCATTTACACCGTTTTCCCAACGCTGTTTCAATGATTTTTTCCTGCCGACATATTCAGCCTCAAAGGAAATCTTATCTGAAACGTGCAAAACTTTTCTTTGTTCCGCCAATTTCTCGTTTTCAATTACTCGTTTTCTGTTTTCAATTTCAGCAATTCTTTTATTCGCATCAATGTATTCAGGGTCATTGAACTTTAGCGTATTTGCTTTTGCAATCAGCGCGTCTTGCTCCTGTACAATCTTCTCAAATTCTTGATTGAACTTTGATAAATCTAAATTGGCAAGTTCGTTACGGAAATCCTGCCCGCGCACAACTTGAACAGCCACAACTGGCTTGGAAACATCTTTGCCACTTGTTTGCTCTTGCTTGTCTTTCGGCTGTTCCTTCGGCTTGTCCTTGCTCACGCCGGGTCTTACGAAACAGCGACAACGTGGGTGAGCTGGCGGTTTGTAAATATCATTGCCTTTCTTATCCTTGCCAAATGCCGCGCCAATTTTCACGCGTCTATTGTTCAAAGGAAAACACACAGGACAGGTAATATCATCCCTGTTCGTTGACCAAATCCATTCTTCAATGCCCTCAGCCTTATACGCTTCTTCCTGCCCACTGGCAAAGGCGCGGGTGGTCTCGGTAACAGCAATCGCATTGGCACGGTTTGCTCCAAATGCCGGCGTGAGCGCAGCGTCCAAATCGCCGACGGTCTGGTTAGGTTTGGATATCCAATCCGCTACCGCATTGCCGACAATCTTCTCGGTGGTCGTTCCGAAGTCGGCGAGCAACTGATCAGTGTACGTCCGCGCCCAGGCTTCAGCGCGTTGGTTGTAGAGAGTGTTATCGAACGAAATGCCCGCCTGCCTTGCGGCGTTGGTCATGCCTGTCAGCGCCATTTGTGTCAGGCGCGGCAGAAAGATCGCCATCAGCCGGCGTTTTTCGCTTTCCCAGAAAGTGGAATCAATTGGCATTTTCAATTACTCGCTGTTTGAGTTCATCAAAATATTGAGCGATCTCCGTCTCCAGTTCCTTTGTCGCGTTATCCTTCAACGCGCCAAGCGGGTCGTCTATCACGCGGTCATCATGCAGTGAATGAGTGACCACGCCGCCATTGATGAAGAGCGCCTTATGGGTACTCATCCCATTCTGTGGCGAAAAAGGGATGGGGTGAGACGCCGCCTTAGTCGTCTCGTTTATGTCATTGCGAGGAGCGTTCTTCAGCGACGAAGCAATCTCTGACTGTGTTGCAGATTGCTTCGCCAAAAGGCGGCTCGCAATGACATCTGAAAACACTGCTTTGATCTCGTCCTCTGTTTTTGCGGCAGATAGCTTCTGCGCGATAAGAGATTTGACTTCGGGCAATAGCTTCTCTGTATCAAAGGGAGTGACCGCTTTGCCCGTCTGCTTGAAGGTACGCACAGATTTAGACTGCCACGAGCGCAGCGCGTTCATTGCGCCACTGTCTGTCATGGCAAGCGGATTGGGGGACATCGTGCCCGAAGGGTCAGCAATCCCGCCGAAGGCTGGCGCAACGGGCGCGGCTCCCAGCGTAGCGCCTTCTTTGTTCGGCAGTTCTTTCTCCTGCCAATAGCGTCGGCGGATTTCGTCAATGGTCAAAACGCCACGCGCGGCGGCAGCTTCCTGCATATCCATCACGCGGTTGGCGGGGCGGATATCCTCCCATTGCGCTTCGATACCCTCTCCATAAAACGGGATGACCAACTGCGCGGTGATGGTTTCGCCTAACAGGATCATCAGCGGCCAGATGGTTTTTTCCTTGAAGACCTTGTCGGCAACTTGCGCGTTGGCTTCGGTGGCGTTCTTATCGAGCAGACCGGCGGGTACGCCGTAAATGGCATAGATTTCTTCCTTGCTGAATTGCCGACCAGAGATGAAATCCATGTCTTTCGCGTTCCAACCAAGGATGACTGCATTGATGGCATCGCCTTGCGTCACAAGCGTTTTGCGGCGCGAGGCTGAATACTCGCTGGTCAAATCCGCTTTGAACGCCTCGAAATCTGCCGGGTCTATGGCTTCGGTTCCATTGCTGGGCGGCTTAAGATTGATCACGCCGCTCGGCATTACATTGTCACGTCCGAAGAATGTGCCATTCCAAGCCGCCATTGCGAGGTCGGCATCTACGGGCAGCATGGCGGCGATCAACGGGGAGAGTCCACGAAAGATGTCGAACGGATTGGGGAATTGGAAGTGGACGACATACTCAAACGGCAGGTGGTATTCGCGCCCATTGACAATGTACTTGTAATAGTCAATAAATCGGTCGGCACTTTCCCCGGGAAAAACCTCCACGTCGCGCGAGGGCAGCGGCCAGATTTCATTCGGTATGCCGTCTTCGTCACACAGGATGAACCAGTAGGCATTGCCATCTAACAAGAGCCAGGCGAGCGTATAGATCCAAAGGTAGGCGCGGCTGATGAATGGATTGGGTCGGCGTAGCAAGCGCAGGAGTGGATGGTTGCCGACCTTGAGCGGTTCGTCCGCGCCTGAAACATCCATCACTTTTAGGGTTGCCGCGCTGAATTCATTGGTGATCAGGTTGATGGCGGTATATATCCAACTGTTCTGCATGGCGCGTTTCTGTGCGCCCTTGCGCGAGTAGTCGCCGCCTTGCCACCTGCCGGCTTGTGCCATTGCGCCAATAAAACCCGTGCGCGCGCGGTGGGATAAATTGCCCATTCCATTTTGCAGGGCGACGTAGGCTTTGCCTGTGGCGTACGCCAGTTTTTCAATAATGTTCATGCGTTACTCCTGAAACGGTTTCTTTTCTTCACAGTATTGTTGCCACCAACCAGGCTTCAACCCTTGCAGGCGAAGTCCGATTTTCTCAATCCATAATCCCAGCCGTGTTTTCCAGGAAAGTTTCAGCCGAGATTGAACATGCATAGTCCGTATGGTGATTGGAGTTGCGTTTTTTTTATTCTTCATCCTTCATCCTTGTCCTTCTATATTCTTCCCAGATAGCCGCGCCGCGTGACGTGCAGTTTTATAGCGCACCAGGCTAAAACAACACTGTCGGCGCAATCAGGAGAACGTCCAAGCCGCTTGATAATTTCGTCTTTGCTTTCAATATAAATACGCCCATTTCTGATTGACCATTTTGGAGCACATAGATCACCCAGGAGTTCGTTATCCAGGGGAAGCGCAAGTGTTGCGGCATAGTCTGGATCAAGCGCTTCTCTAAAATTCCAGTAAGCAAACGCCCTGATATTTGCGAACTTGAATTTCTTGCTTTTGTCTGTCGCATCCGAGCCGGCTCCGAAATTTATAGCGACTGTTTTTTTGTGGTTACTGTGCAGCGCGTCGAACGCAGATGCGCCAACGCCAATCACATCTACACCGATAATGGGCTCCTGATTTTCCAAAAGCTGATCAACCAACACGGAAACAGTCGTGCCATCGGGCGTGCTGGCGCCCGGGTATTTCTTTAATTCGTCGAACCTTTCCAATCTCAAAACGGAGATAACGGTTTTGTCGGCGCCGCCGCGTGCTACATCCACGCCAACAGATTTGATTTCAGGCTCAGGGATTGTATTGGCCCAGCGCTCCTGGGCTGCTTTCACCCAAGCCGGTGGAATTACCTGAAATGGATCAACTTGCTTATATGCTCCAAATCTACCTTTTAGTAGTGAACGAATAGGTTCGGGCATTGCATCGATGGTTGCTGAATAGCCAGTGGACTCTAATATCTTGTTGTCTGATAACTGAGCATGAAAGAACGTGCGGCTTCGCGGCGTGCTCCATTCGCCTTTATGCTCAAACGATGAGCTGTCCGGCATCTCTTTTTCTTCTCCGTCTATCATCGCGTTCCACCTGAGTTCTCCATCCTTGGCTGGGTGTTGAGAGGTTGGGTCCACCCAAGCAGCGAAATAGCGCGTCACCCATT